GCAAGCGTTCCCCGCGTACCCGCCGTTCCATCTCCTGGGGCGAATAGAAGCCCTCGAGCGTGGCTTCGTCCTTGGCAGCCTGCAGCGCCGTCCGATAATCCCCAGCTTTCATGGCTTGGGCGAATATCGATTTCCGCTGGGCCACGTGCCGACCAAAGAGTTGCTGTCGATCCTGTTCCGTGAGCTTGCTAAATTGCTTATTGGCCTCTTTGATGTAACGACGTATCTGCCGTTCACTGAGATTCCAATTGTGGGCCTCCGCGAACCGCTGCACGTCCGGAAGCTCGGCACCAATAGCGATCAAACGCGCCACATCCTGCACGCGCTTTTCGACGGTGGTCTTTTCCGCTTTCGCCACGGCGCACCTTCCCTGTGGTTCTTACGGGCGCGAGATCCGTTCTGCCTTCTTGCCGGAGAACTGCTCGTACCTGGCGACGATCACATCGGTGTAAGGCGGATCGATCTCCATCAAGAAGGCCCGACGCCCCGTCTGCTCGGCCGCGATGAGCGTGGAACCGGAACCACCGAACAAGTCGAGCACGTTTTCGCCGGGTTGCGACGAATACTGCATCGCGCGGGCGGCGAGTTCTGTTGGCTTCTCTGTTAAATGGACCATTTTGCTGGAGTGCAGTTTCTTCACCGGCCAGACGTCGGGAACGTTCTTAGGCCCGAAGAACTTGTGCGCCGCGCCCTCTTTCCAGCAGTAAAAACACCACTCATGGTTCCCCATGAAGTCCCCTATGGGTCCGCGTGTGGAACTGCGAAGTAGCGCCCCTTCGAGGTCGGCCATGAGATAGACGACACCCGTCTTGGCCTCGGGGTTGATCTCGATGCGTTCGACGAACGCCTCGACCATCTGGCGATCCTTCAGATCGACGGTGGTTCGCGTCGCCAGGTCGTCAAGCCGCGCGAACTGCTCGATAGCCCAAGCCCGAAGTTCCTTCTCCGATAGCGCGGGCACCGCGGGCTGCTCGACCGGCTTGCGGCGGGCTTCGAGGGCGTCGCGCTTCGCTTTCAGTTCCGCCAGCGTGCTGCGGAGTTCGTCGAGGCCGTCGAACGTGGGATCGGCCAGCATGGCGACGGTCGCCTTGATCTTGCGGTTGAGCAGATCGAGCTCGCGTTCATCGGCTTTGCCATTTCGCTTCGTCGCTGCCTTGGGAGTCCTCACCGCAGCGACGAAGGCGTCGATAGCCTTCTTGGTTGTTTCGTGGTCGCCAAGCAGCGCTCGCTTGATGGTTTGCAGCACGAACGCATCGAGCGCCGGCCCCGGCACGTTCGTCACGCCGCAGACCGATTTGCCGTAGCGGTGGTAGCCCGAGCAGGCGTAGGTGCGATAGCCTTCACCCGTTGGGCCGGGCCAACGACGGTCGCGGATCGTTGTGAAGCTGTGGCCGCAGCGTTTGCAAACCAGCAGGCTGGCCAGCAGCGTGCGCTTGGTCGGACGCGCTTTGCCGGCGTCGGCTCGGCGCTTGGCGACCGCTCGCTGTGCCGCATTCCAGGTATCAAGCTTCACCAGTGGTTCGTGCGCATTCTCGCTGATGATCCAATCGGCCTCGTCGTTTCGCCTCCATCCCTTCTGCTTCTTGGGCCGCAGCTTGCCATCGCCATCCAGCCCAAACAATGAACCCATCGTGTGGCGATTCCAAGCGATGGCACCACGATAGACAGGGTTGCGGATCAGTTTGGCGATGCGAGCGGTGTTCCATTTCTGCCCGGCCGGCGAAGGGATGCCATCGTTGTTGAGCGTCTGGGCGATATGGTGGAACCCGTATCCCTGAACGCAGAGATCGAACATGCGTTTTATCACTTCAACTCGCTCGGGCGTGCTGGCGACGTAACGAATGATGTCGCTCTTCGCCTTCTTGATGTTCACGCCTGGCTCGATGACCCGCAGCAACTTGCCGTCGATACCATATTCCTGCTTGCTGCCGTCGGGCATCCACCGCAGCGTGCGGAGCAGCTTGCCGTCCGAGGTCAGATGCTGCTTGTCGTAGCCGTATGGCGCGACGCCGCCGGGGGCGCTCTTGCGTTCTCGGATATTGGAGATCTGGCCGCGAATGGTGTCGCGAGCCAGTTTCACCGAGTACTGTCGGGCCTGCCAGGACTTCACGCCTTGGATGAGTTCGCCTTCATCCCCCTCGGGAATGCAGTCGGCCGGAAACAGCACATTGACGCCGGCCAACTTCAGTCGGTGCAGGTAGTAGCCCGTCTCATTCGTACCGCCGCGAGAGAAGCGGGCAATGTCGTAACAGATGATCGTCTCGAAGTCGCGGCGGTTCTCGGCATCTTCGATCAGGCGGTCGAAGTCATTGCGGCCTCGCGTGCTGGTGCCTGAAATCGCGTCGTCGATGTACCACCGCACGATGCGGTAGCCGTGCTCGGCCGCCCACTTCTCAATGTACGCCTTCTGATCAGGGATCGAACGCTCTTGCAGGTCGGTGCTGCGCCGCAGGTAGCCGACCGCGGGGATGAGATTAAAATGCCGAGTAGCCATTGCTTCCCTTTCCTATGCAAAGGGGGTTCTGGTGAGAGCCGCCTTGGTGTTACCAGCACTTCGGCGGCTCGTTTTGTTCACGAACCACCACAGTTACCTCAACTAGGCCGCAGGTATCCAGCACGCCCGCGTTGTGGGCCAACGGGTGGCCCACGTTCGCGTCGGCGGCGCGGCGGCACGAACGGTCCAACCGTGAGACGAGGCCGTGAAATTCGCGGCCTCGTGGGCGACGGGTTGCCGTGCGGGCTACCGGTCTGGTTCGGCGTCCGCCAAGGGCGGGTCAATCTGGTCGGCAATCGCCAGCAGCAGGTCGATCAGGTCGTGGGCGTCGATGTGCGCCGAGCGCCGGCCCGCTTCGAGTTCCGTCTGCATGGTTGCGGTTACGTTACGGATGGCATCTGCAAGTTGCGTCATGGGTCGTCTCCTATTTGCCGTTTAGGGTGAATTGCCCGCGATCCGTCTTCTTGAACCGGGCATCCTTCCCCTTCCGCAGGTCGCGTAGAATTGATGAATACAAGGTTGCGTCGGGGGTCGCGCCGCCGGGGCTGCTCCACAACCCCTGCTTGGTCATCGCCTCGACCATCGCCTTGCAATTCATGGGTTCGCCGGCCTTGGCCAGAACCTGAATCGCGGCTTCGATCTGGCTGAGCTTCTTGCCGTCCGTCTTGGCGGTTGCCTTCGTCGCCTTCGCGGCGGGCTTGGTCACCTTCTTGGTCGCGGGCTTCTTCGCCTTCGCCGCCGGTGCCTTCTTGGTCGTCTTCGCCATCGTTCTTCCCTTTCATGTTGGGGTTCGTTTCGCGGGGTGGAAATCGCCCCGCCAGGACAGTCAGTTACCTCGACGGGCGAAGAACATCCAGCTAGTCGGGCAGGAATTCCGGCAGGTTTTCCAGCGGGTCATCCGCCGCGCCGGCGTCGCGTATTTCCGCCTCCATCTGCTGGTAATAGCGCCAATCCGCCAGGGGCACCAGGATGACCTCCTGGCGGTTGTAACGCTGGACTACGATCGGCTCGCCGGTGAGCGCCACCTGCTTGCAGGCGTAGCCCAGCACTTCCCGTAGGTGGCTGATGCGAAGCACTTTTTCAGGGGCGTCAATCATGTCTGGTACAACATAAAACTGTGTGATGGATTGCGGCTGTTCCCGCTGGCGTCGGGAACGAAACAGATTTTTCGGAAGTACCTATGACGGCTCACGACCTCGGTACTACCCATCCACCCCGCCTGCTTGCGCTTTGCGCATTACGCACGCATACCCACCCCAGGCGTGCGTTCGCGCACGCACTGGGGGGTACTAGGGGGGCGCGCGTGCAGAACAAAGAGACCTCATACGCTGGTCTCCGATTGCGGAATCGTGGCTAGTTGCACTGGATGGGTAGCACCGAATTTCCAGCGGTGAATCAACCCCTGGGACTCGGCTTGCTTGAGCAGTTTGGTCGCCTTGCGTTCGGATAGGCCAGCATCCGTCGCCGCTTGCGTGACGGCCAGGATCGTCGCGGGCGTTGGGCGGACGAATGACTCAACGAACCGTCGGGCGTCCCAGATAGGCTGCTTGGTGGGTGCTGTCTCCTGTGCTACCGACTTCGGTGGGCGTCGCGGCCGCTCTGGTCGCAAGGCGGTGGGATCGAGATCGTCGGCGGGATTCCAAACCGGAAACGTCCACCGCAAACAACGTGGTTCGATTGGTGGCCAGGATCGCACCGCCGCATCTAGCACGACGACGCCATCCTGCTCATGCGGACGCAGCACGAAGTGCGTATCGGTCGCTCGGCTCTGGCTCCCTGCGCCGGCACCTACATCAGTCACGCTCTTGCCGGCCTGGTTGCCCTTGGAAACGTGATGCACCAGCACGAAGGAGCAACCGAGCATGCCGGCATAGCAATCCAGCTGGTTGTAGATGTCGGTCAGGTTGCCGTTGCTGTTCTCGTCGGCATCCTTCGGCAGGAAGCGATAGAGCGCATCCATGACGATGATCTTGAAGAAGTTCGGCTGCAGCGCGTCGAAGTACGGGCCGAGCGAGAAGATGTCCTTGAGGCGACCGCGCAGGTTATCGACGAAGACGGTGTCCGCGATCTCAGTCAGCGAAATGTCGCGGGCGTCGGCAACTTGCGGAATGCGGTGAGCGGTCGTTTCATGGTGGAGCTCGTTGTCGAGGATCAGCACGTTGCCTGCTTCGGTGGCGAACGTATCGAGCCAAGGCCGGCCCGTCGCCAACGAGAGCGCCAGATCAGTTACGAGCCAAGACTTGCCGACCTTCGAGGGCGCGATAAGGTTGGCGGTTTCTCCTTGCCGCAGCAGGCCATGAATAACGGGCCGGCGCAGCGCGGGATGATCCGCCAGCAACTGGCCGACGCTCTTGCAACTCGGCACGATGCGTTCGGACGAAGGCTTCTTGTGTTTGCCGCGCCGGCACTGGCGCTCGGCGTCTCGTAGGCGACGAACGATGTCGGTGTCCGACCAGGCGGCGGGAAACGGCTGCACACGCTCGTAGGCGCGAATGCAGGCGACCGCCTCGGCATCCGACAGATCATGCTCGATGCAACGGCAGCAGGCCGCAAACAACCGGTGCGAGCCGTCACGATGGTCGGTTACGCGCATGGCCAGCATCGAGCGCAGGCATTCCGCCGGACGATCCGCAGCCGCCGGCTTCACCTTGACCTCACTGGGGCTTGGCCACAGGCGAGTGCAGAGCGAATCCAGTTCCGTCTGCCGGTCGGCAACCTCGGCTGGCAGATGTTCCATGCGCCGACCGGTCACAACGAAGAACCGGCCCTGGTCATAGATCTCGATCTCGCCGTCACCCGTCGGCCCGAAGCCATCGCGCCGGCAGCGAGCGAATGCAGGCTTCTTGGCTCGCAGGAACAACTTCACGCCGCGACCCGAGGGCGAGACCTCGGTGTAGGTCGCCAGCTGCTCGACGATCTCCTGGCCCCAGAGGAAGTTGCCTTGCTCATCCAGGCAGCGATCCAGATCGACGCCGGCGAAGGGAGCATCCTTCGTGAACACGAAGCCGACACCCACCAGATGCGGCGAGCGCTGGTAGGCTTCATGCGCAGTCTCGAATGTTGTCCAAGTCGTTGGATCGGTCGCGCTGGCGTTCAGACCGCTGCCGGCGCAGACCGGCACCTTGGTCTTCTTGCCATCGCGCTCGACATATCGCCAGCAGACCCAGTGCGGCAGGTCGCGCAGGCATTGCGGAACGTTCTCAACTGGCAGAGCGGCATTCGACATCGTCGGCCTCCTGCTCTTTGCGGTTGAATTCCGCCAATAGCCACGTCGTCAGCGCTTGTACGCGACGCTCGCGGTAGTCGTCTCCATTCTCTGCGGGCGCGCAGAACGCCACGCGCACGTCGTACTTGCCGACGCGCTCCGTCGTTTCAGCCATGACCGGTCCTCCGTTGCTGAGTGCTGCACCTGGCAGCGAACTTGCGCGACGGCCTGCCCCGAAGAGCAGGCCGCGGTCGCCAAGCAGGCGAGGGTCGGTCGATAGATCAGTCGTTGGTTGGGTGAGCGGAGTGGCTGCTCAGGCCTCACCCTTTGCTTTGTAGGCGGCCCGGTGATCGGCCAGCGCGGCACCGTAGTCGAAGTAGACTCGCCACGTTGCGGCCAGCACGTTCGGGTCGGCGTCGAAGCCGAAGAACTCGACGGTGGGCGACTGCTTGCCTTGCAGGAACGCCACGATGATCGCGGCGTCGGCGGGACTGGCAAACAGATACCAGGCTTTCGTGCTGGTGCCGGTGAAGCGGTCGCTGTTGGAGAGCCGCGATTCAACTTCCAGATCCAACGCATTCTTCAGCGCGTTGCCGGTGGGAACGTCGTTGTTGGCCCGCTGGATGAAATCGCTGAGCAGCAACTCCTTGGCGGTCTGCTGCAACTCCGGCGGCACGAGCAGCGTGCGGGGCCGGATGTCGAGATCACGTTTCTCGGCGTCGCGCTGTGCCATCATGCGGGCGATGCCCGTCGCCAGCGACGTCGACGCCAGTGCGGTGCCCGCGCCGGTGTCGTAGTTGCCGTTGCCCGCGACGAAGAAGGGGCCGGCGTTCGCCAGCAGCACCTTGTACACGAGGTCGGACAGCGAACGCATCGCGCTGCGCCCGAGCGAACGAGCCGTGTCATCGAACAAACTTAGGTCGTCGTTGATGATGTCCCGCCGGTCGATGGACAGCATCTTGGCGAACGTATCGACCGAGTATTTGTAGGTCGATTCCGCAATGGAACCATGCTTGATCTCGCCGCCGGGTGGCAACTCGGTCAGATCGCCGGAATCGCTGATACGAATGCCGGTGTGATCCTTGAAGTCGTTCGCGGACTTCACGGCCGCGAACGCTTGCCAAGTCGCTGGCGACTCGGTGTAGGTATCGAACAGCACCTTGTTGGCGGCGTCGCCCAAGGCGACTGGCAGCGAATAGGTGCTGAGAGCGGCTCGGATGAGCCCCTCGCGACCATGTGGCGCGTCCTGGCCGTCGATCAGCAGTGCAGCGCGGCACAGATCGACGAGGTTCGTCGCTCGCAGGTCGCGGGCTTGCTGCGCGGCGTCGGCACCCAGATGCTTCTCAGCCAGGTGATCGCAGTGCATGTGGGCCAGGATCGCGGCCTCCAAGACGGTGCGACTGGCCGGCGTTGCCCGCTGGTGCGACGAGATCGTGAACGTCCGCGACGCCCGCAGCACTTCGAGTTCCGTCCGCTGGACATCCCAGCCTTCGGCAATCGCCTTGGCTTCGATGTTGCCGTAGCGCCCGCTGCAAGCGCGGCGGATGCCGTTGATACGGTTCGACTCCGCCAAGGCCTCGGCCCGAATCTGCTCGACGGTAAGCGTTTCCGTTGATGACATACTCTGCTCCTTCCCGTTGGCCGCAATGGAAACCGACGTACCGGCGTCGGCCCCGATGGCGACGATACTGACTTCCCTGAGCACGCCCGCACGCACGAGCGTGAACCCGCTGGCCGGCGCTTTGACGGCCCGGCCATTCACTTCGACCAACTCGCCGGCCCGCACGCGTTCGTACTCGAGCGGTGCAACGCCGACCGACGCCTGGAAGCGGAAGCCGCCTTTGGCCAGTTCAACCACCTGCCGCGCCGCATCCGTCGAGGGCGTAATGGTGCCTTGCACCAGCAGCTTGCCGTTGGCTACGACCGCCTTGCCATGACCGACAATGCCGGCCAGCGAAGCGTTGTGATCGGCCAGGATGCTCACCTGCTCGGCCGAGGCGTCGATGCCGCCGAGTTCGATGGCAACCGGGCCCCAGCCGGGCACGACCATCAGTCCGCCGGTGTAGGCGACGATGGACACCGCCGGTGACTTGCCTGTCGCTTGAATCTCGACCTCGGCGGCCGAGAGGAGCAGTTCATCAACCGCAGTCGTCATCTGAATTCCTCCTTGTTGAATGGATCGAAACCCGCCGCGATCAACTTGGGTGCGAGCATCTTGAGGCGATAGCGAACCGTTCCTTCGGCCACGCCGAGGCGTCGCGCCGCTTCGCTCAAGTTGCATTCGCACTCGATGACCATTCGGCAGAGCTCACGACTTTCCTCGCTGTCGATGAACTGCAAAATGTCGTCGGTCGTGAAACTCTTCGCCGTAAGGTCTGAAGTACGACGCTCGACGCCATCCCGCTGGGGACGGACTTGTTCGTCGTCTTCCGTTACCTCCGGCTTCGCTTCATCAACTTGCTTGAACCGGCCAGCTTGCCGGCATTGGCGGGCGACGTATTTGAGAACGCCCCGCTGGACAATCGTGTGGATCAGCGTTTTCGCCGATGCGCCCCTGGCGGGATCGTATTTCGGCGGCTTGCTGATCAGGTGCAGCAGCACTTCTTGAACGACGTCGTCGTAATCGACGTACTTCGGGCAGCGCTCCTGGGCTTCTTGGAGCGCGGTTGCCGTCGCGTACTCGATCAGATCGGGCGTCAGTTCAAGTTCGCGCGGTTCGGAGTCATTCATTTAGACCTCCTCGCCGCGTTCGAGCCGCTCCCGAATGTCGTCGCACAGCGTGAAGGAGATGACGGACGGCTTGATCTGGAAGCTGCCATCGTCGCCCGTCACGCCGCGAGGCGGAGACCGGTGCATCACGAACAGTTGGTCGTCGTCCCGAACCCGCCGACCGTACTTTCGCGACTCCCGTTCCGCCGCCTCGCGTAGTGGACGCTTGAAGTCGGCGTAGCGGCAGCCGAGCGCCACGCACATCGCGGCGTAAGGCGTATAGACCTGGCAGTCCTCAAAATGCTCCGCAGCCGCATCGACGTCCGCCTGCGACCAGGCGTCAGGATCAGCCGGCGTCACGATGCCATTGCGGATCAGCAATTCGAGCGACGCCGGCCGGCAGTCGTAGCCCCGCGAACGCAGGTGGTTGGCCGCGACGACCAACGGCATCGGGAACATCCGCTCCCGCTCCTCCTCGACCACTTGCACGAAGACCGGGTCTGCGCCCGCCAACGGCATTGCCGTCAGCTCGATGTACTCGTCGAAGGTCAATCCCGTACCCATGCTCTCTCCTCCTCTGTTGGAAACCACTGGTGGGCACCTTGCCCGTCTATCCCCTTATTTCCTGCGGCAGGGCCGATTCGTAAAAACACGGCCGGAAAATTTTCTCCCCCCGCCCTTGACAGATGATTGTGCTGAGATTCCTGACCGGCTAAAATTCCACCACCTAATGAGGGATCGATTCTTTTGCCGAGGTTGGAACATGAAGCCTACTCGGGGTTTAGCCTGTCCAGTGATTGTCCCTTCCAGCATCGATTGGGAGCGGGATTATTTAAGATTGACCACTGCCGATCTGGCGGCGATGTCCGATGAGCAACTGGCGGCGGTTGATCCGCTGGCGATGAATCTCATCGTGGCCAAAGGCATCCCCTCGCTGGCTGACCTAGATATCCGGCACTTCCAGGACATTGTGGACGGCTGGGTTTTGGACATGAACCGCCGGTGCCTGCCGCAGTGGGAACCATTCTTTCACCAATCGCCTCAGGATTGGGAGAACGACATTCGGTACTTCCGCCTGGGCATGGTTTGCCAGTACCTCGATCTGGAGGTCGGCATCCAGTACAACCAGCACCAGCGCGACGTATCTCGGATTCTCTACACGAATCCGTCGGACGTTTTTCTTAACGGTGTGCTCGATAACCGAGAGGGCACCTGCGGCAACTTGGCCGCTCTGCACGTCGCGATGGGCTGGCGGATGGGTTGGCCCGTCTCGCTCGCCTGCGTCGTTTCCCATTACATCCTGCGTTTTGACGATGGCGATGTAATCTACAACATTGAGGCGACGCAGGCCGGTCATGGCGGGTTCAAGTCCGATCCCGACGACTATCTCATCAGAGAGAAGAAGCTGCCGGCAATTGCGATCACGAGCGGGTCCGATCTCCGCGCAGTTCGCCCCCGCGAAATGCTGGGCATCTTTATCAGCCTCCGGGCGCGGCATCTTCAGGACTTGGGCAAGCAGCAGAACCGCGAAGATCTGATGCTCGCCTCCGAGGCCGACTGGCTTCTGGCTCGCCAACTCTTCCCGAGCAATAGGGCGATCTACAAGCACCAGATGGTCATTTCGACCATGCGCGGCGATCAACTGTTCAACGAAGACGAAGGCGGTCATCCCAATACGTTCGGCTTATTGCTCAACGAGATCGCGAGCAGTCGCGGCCGCAATCAGATCGTTGTGCAGCAGGAATCCACTCTTCCCAATTCCAAAATCATCGACGAACTCTTTTCGAGCATCGAGGTACGCATATGACAACCACCCTGACCACTCCCGCCGGCGTCCGTTCCTCCAACCGTCTGAGTCGCTTCGCTCCGATGCTTGACCGCGTGGCCGATCCCCTCGGGTACGAGGCTGGCGACGCTAATTTGCGGAGATACGTCGGGAATTCGCCGACGAATGCGATTGACCCGAGTGGATTGGAGGAAGCCGACCCTTTCCCTCCACCGGCGACGCACACAGGGTTCACAGCAATTTCCGGCCAAAAGGCAATAATCGATTATCTCAGCGTCACGATTGAATATAAGAAAGGGAAAGACTCGAGCGCCAATTGCCCGAAAAACAGTATTAGTATTGGAGCAGATCAATCTAAAGCGAAGCAACTCGGCCACATCTACCACGAGTTGATGTCGATCTTGTCAAATAGATTCCTCGGATATGCCGAAGGATCGCTGCTCCAATCATCGGGGCCATTTCGGCCAGCCGTCTTCCCAAATGGCAAGCCAGTTCCCTTGAGTGTGACGGGAATTCATAACCTCGGAATAGTAGTTGAGCTTGCGGCCCTAGCTGAGCATGCACCGGGTGAATTGACCCCTGATTATGTTGACGAACGCTTCGGTACCGTAGTCTGCCGAGATCCTAAAGACAAAGATAAGTCTCTCATTTATTACGAGAAGACGGCAAAGGAGATGGTGGCATGGATAAAGGAGGCGTTTGAAGGAAAGCACGATGGTGAAATCTACAAACATGAGTTGAAGCCAGCTTGGACTCGCGGATCATTCGACAAGGAAATATTGAGTGTCAAGATATACCTGAAAGCCGACAAGAGCCGAATTGTCGAAGGCAAAGTACACATCGTCATGGAAGATTGACGATGCGTATCGGATGTAAAAGAACTGCGGTCCTCTTCATAGCCGCCATAGTTGCTTGCCTACTCGTAGGCTACGCTTTTGTTTGGTGTGGACAGACTGCCAACCATCGCGCCTATGATCGCATTAGTAGTGTCGGAGGAAAGGTCATTGGCGATACTGAATTCGGGTATACGACGAAAGTCAAGAACGTTACATATTCATGGGGCGGCGGTACGCCTGGGCGACTTTATCACATTCTGTGGTGGACTTATTATTCAGAGCCAAAGGCCGCACGCTTTGTCGATCTATCACAATGCCGATTGACAAACGCGGACTGCAAAGCGATTTCAGCGGTTCGCAATGCCACTATTCTCAATCTTAGGGATGCATCGCTTCCTTCGGATGGCCTCGCCTACCTCGTGGCGATACCAACGCTGGAGGTTGTAGATTTAAGAGGAGTTGCAATTTCCAGCGATATCCTTCAAATCCTCAAGCGTAATGATAGTTTGCGAGCCGTCGTCGTTACCCCCAGTCTGGTCGACCCTAAGATCATACGTGAATTCGCACTCGATATGCCGAATTGCGAAATCATCAGCGAGTAGACGGGTTTGGAACGCCACGCAACTTTCCCCGCTCCCACAAAAACCCGACCCGCTCCACACGGCTACCCATCCTGTCCTTGCGCGTGAGGACGGGATGCTCTTTGACCCAGATGATCGCCTGGCTGAAGTACAGCCCGTGCGCCTTCAGCACCGGCGGATAGTTGGCACAGTTGGCGTAGCCGCCCCAGCAGTACAGCGCTCGACCAGGCAGCAGCACGCGGGCGATGTTCCCGAACCAGTCGTGCAGCAACCGGTCGAACTCCTGGTCGGTCACAAAGTCATTGGCCAGCGGCCGATCCTTGGCCCGCATCTTCTTGGTGGTGCGTTTGGCTTTATTGGGATCACGGGCGAGATCCAATTGCTGATGGTGCGTGGAGGGCGCGAACGAACTGTTGCCCGCGGCGATGGCGTTGTTGGACCGGGGTTCGACCTTCACGTTGTACGGCGGGTCGGTGTTGACCAAGTGAATCGGCTGGCCATCGAGCAGACGGTCGAGGTCGGATGGCTTACTTGAATCCCCGCACAGCAGGCGATGGTTGCCGAGAATCCACAGGTCGCCGGGTTGCGTGATTGGATCGTCGGGCGGCTCAGGCACATCGTCGGGGTCGCACAAGCCATCCGAGCCCGGCGGCGAGATGTAGCGCGACAGTTCCTCGGGCGAGAAGCCGATAACCTCCAGATCGAAGTCGACTTCCTTCAGGCTGAGGAGTTCCGCGGTGAGCCGCTCCAGATCCCATTCGGAGATGCTGGCGGTTTGGTTATCCGCGATCCGGTAGGCCTTTGCCTGTTCGGGCGTCAGATCCGTGGCGATATGGACCGGGACTTCGGTGTAGCCGAGCTGCTTCGCCGCCTTCCAGCGGGTGTGGCCGACGACGATGACGCCGGCGGAATCCACGACGATGGGCTGGCGCCAGCCGAACGCGGTCAGGCTTTGCGCGACGGCGGCGACGGCCGGGTCGTTCTTGCGGGGGTTTTGATCGTACGGCGTGACGCGCTCGATCGGCCAGGTTTCGATTTGCATGGAGCACCAAGAAAGCACAGGAATGTGCTGGTGGCTCCGAATGGCGGAGTGCGGCCCCGGCAATCCAGGGCGGCGGAACAGTGCACCAGGAAGCGCTGCTCACTAGGGATAAGAATAGCAGGTGAGGGGTGGGGGGCAAATGAGTCAGCGTCCGTTGCCTAACAGCCCCGCTGCGCTCGATTGCCCCTGGAATGACGATGGGTTATTAAGGTCAGGAACACCTTTAACCTCCTCCACGATCAACTGCGCAATCGCCATACCTGGGAACAGTTGAATCGCAACCGGGCCTAGGTTAATCATCTCGAGAGTTAAGGTCCCCTGAAAACCTGGGTGGACTGTGGGAGCGGTGAAGTGAACCAAAAGGCCCAACCGCGCTCGACTACTCTTGCCCTCAATTCGTGCCGCCAAACTCATGTTGGGGTCTGCAGAGATCGGCAGATGCACATGTTCCAGGGTTTTTCCGAGCACAAACAAGTTTGGCTTCAAATTAAAGGGCTGGTCCTCAGAGATTTTATGATTTTTGGAGTGATTCGTTATTAAGCTTGCAATGCTACCTGGTTGCGAGAGGTTATAGCTGATCGGGGCATGTGAAGGCACCACAATTTCATCAGCAAGCCTCAGGTCTATTGAGTGAGTGTCAAATGGACAATGTTCGCCGCGAACCGATGGCTTTCGCGGTTTTGGCTCAGGAGTGATTACTAGGCGACCATCATCGAGGGCTTTATGAAGCTCGGCATTTGACAGAATCATAGAATCGCGCTCTACGCTTCTTGCCTGGTCGGCGACTTCTCCAGTTCAGAGCGGCAAACCGTAATGGTTTGACCATTTTCCAATGTCTGCCCAGGCAATTTGATTAACACAAATTCGCCATCGCTGTCGATGACTTCAACCCTGACAAAGGAGTCAATCTCCCCTTCGATTGGGTACGGGAAAATATTAGCCTTTTCCGTAAATAAAAAATACTCCTGCCCAGCGTAGTCTTTGCCAGAAATCGCAAATTCATCGCTGAATTGCCCAGCGACCGCCCGGCAGCGCAACCATTGTGTGTTGCCCATTACCGTTACTCCCAAATGCTAGGGCGACTTATGACAACCAACCATGTCATCGTGACAGGCCAACTGCAAAAGTTTGGCAATGTTAACGATGGCTGGATGCCGCGCCAAGAGACCTATTCATACTGCAAAGATAGTGCCAAAACACTTTCAACGCACACCTTTTGCTGGAATTTATACTGATTCTTTCATTTCTCCTCAAAATACGCCCCCGCTGGCGCCTCAATCTTCACCCGGGCGCGCCGGCCCTTCCGCCCCAGAAACGTCACGACGATTTCCTCGTTCCCGATCCGCACCACACGGCTTTGGCCTTCGGAGTACCAATCGGTGGAGCGGGAACGGGCCACAGAGGCATTGTCAGGCCGGTCCATGGGCGTCGGCGCGGCAGAGCATGACGTGGCTGTCGGATCGCCAGATTCGGTCTTCATGACATTCATGCTCCTGGAAGTTTGGCGGGCTCGCGCACATTGCCGAGAATCTTGTCGCAGCCGGGACAGTGGGCCTTGCCTTGGCGATGAATCCACTTGGCGGGGTCGATGTGGTCACACACGGCGGCCTGATCTTCTTCCGCCGGGGCTGCCGAACGTGCCGAACCTGCCGAACCTTTTCCCAACGCAGAAAATGCAGGGATATATTGTTCTTGTTGCGCTGCATTAATACTCTCACGCGCATAGGGTGTTGGGGAAAAAGGTTCGGCAACGTTCGGCAGGTTCGGCAAACCATTGCCATTTAAAGACTTACATGTGCCGAACGTATGCGCACCAAGGTTCGGCAAACTGCCCTCAAGGTTCGGCATATGGACTGGCGTTGATGGGTTCGACTCGATTTTCAAGGAGTACTGGTTACCTTTGCGCTCCTGGTGCTGTATCAAAACTGCCGAACGTTCGGCATCCAGCGGGAAACGTTCGGCAACGTACCGCTTAAGTTGCAGGCCCATGTTGGTGACCTGGGAACGGTGTGACTTGTCCCCAAGTTCGTCAACAAGTAGCTTTTCCCGAATCGCGAGTTGCGCGATCTGCTCGGGCGTGAATCGGCTGCCAACCTCCCTGTGCATTACTTTGATGAGTTCTGCGAAGTCCCGGCGAGCGCCGTCGAATTCGTTCGCGGCCTCATCTGCGTTGGCCAGGAATCCATGGACCCCATTGTGTGCCAGGATGCCGCCAATGATTCGCCCCCAGCCCCGTTTATTGAATCGGGACGGGACGTCCGCCTCAGGCCGTCCAGCCTGGCGCCAGCGTTCAATCATGCCCAGCAACTCTCCCAGGATCTCGTGACGATACTGGAGCGCGTAATCCTCGGGGTTAGCGATGGTGAAACGACGTTTGGTGGGATCGCCTTCGTATTCGAGGTTCACCACTATCGACCGTGTGACCAAGTCACGGCTCACGTCCGGCGCATTGGCCGTGATGCAAAAGAAGTGGCTGTTCTCGGCTCGTATGTCGGACGAGCTGCCCAGGAGCCGGAATGACACAATCGGGTCTGTGATCGAGCGCTCGAGGCAGGCACTTTCAATGAGCGCAGCGCGTTTATGCGACTTTGCATTATCGATAATGATCGTGGTGGCGCCTTTACGAACGATCGATCCGAGCCGTTTCTCGAATTCCTCATCGTTGGGGTTATAGGTCGCTGTATCGACCTGGGTGCCATCGCGCAAGATGGCCAGAATCTGCGCCAGAATGGATTTCCCGAGCCCCGGCTGGTTCCCGTTAAACAGAATGGCGGGCTTGGAACCAATGAAGTGATAGACCAGCGGAATGGTCAGCAACATCGCCAGATAGTTGGTCCGGTCGAATTCACTGCGAAAACAGAAGTCCTGCAGCAACTTTTCCAAATGATGCTGGCCCACTTGTGGCTCAATGGGATCGCCGGCATAGAAGATACCAGACACCTCATCGTATCCCGATCCCACAAGCCTCCAGTCGTCCGAGTAGACCGGGTTTCGCGTGAACAACTTGATGTGCGGTAAGCGCTCAAGCTCGGACGGGTTGTTCAGCCAGGTGTTTCCGTAGTTTGCAGGCAGAGGACGATATTGCCCCGCCTCCTCATCCCTGAAGTAGAACTCGACATACTGATTGAGATGTCCAGCGAGTTCATTGGAATTGCCAATTACCGCGAGATCTTGACCGCGTAGCGCTACACATTGTCCGGCACGCGTATAGGTAGTCTTTCGGTTCAGCAGCGTGTCTGTGATTCGACGCAGGGTGCGAATGATCGGGTTAATTGACTCGTCGATCACGATGGTGTCTCGCTCAAATTCGAGGGCCGACGCGTTGCCTTCGTCACCCCCTTCGCCATCTTCATCGACAAATTCTTGGTCTTGGTCTCGGTCTTGGTCTTGGTATTGGTATTGGGCGTGGACGTGAGCGTGGCTCTGTGCCGCAGGAGTTGCTCGCGACTTCTTGCCATCCCGCACGAAGTTGAATTTCTCCAACCGCACCTCCGCCTCCGCTCTACTCCAGGTTCGCTCAAAGTACCGTTCGCCACCTTCCGCGAACTTGCCGACATCCTGGACGCGGCTCTGCACTTCCTCGCGAGCAATGCTGTTCTTGATGGCGAAGCAGCACAGAGCAAAGTCTACTTCCGAACGCCCCCCTTTGGGCGTGGCAAGGCAGCGTGCGATATGATCGTCGAGTTTGACAAGTCTTGCTTGGCTGATCTTCTTCCTGACCGGCGGCAGAGGCATCTTGGCGATGACGGTCCGGCGCTCCAGGTCGGGAGATTCTTTTGCCAAGTGCTCAAAGCCCGCAAAGGCATAACGTAGATCCGGGTCACATTTCACAAGCGTACAGGGAACCGGTTCCTTACCGTTGCGCTCATCCTTGCGATTCATGGTTCCCGGAACGCGAAGCAAGCGAGTCAAATCCGTCGTGTGATCGCCGCCGATCTTGGCTGCTAACCCGCCGAGTATGTCTTGCACGTGCTGTGCTTGGGCCGAAAGCGGCGGGTGGAGATGCTTGGCACCCTTCGGTACTTCATCACCGTGTTCGTCGATATAGAACTGGTGAGGCTTCTTAACGCCCTTGATCCATGCCGTCTGAATCGGCGGCGGCTTGGGCGCATCGTCAATCAGGAAGGGTGTGTCGAGTAGCCAGTACAGATGTACGCCATTGCCACTGTTGACGACGATTGACGGTTCCGGCAGATTGGCGTCCAAGCAGCGTTGCAGCGCTTCTTCATCAGTGCAATGATCGAGGTCGGCCCACAAGCAATTGACTTGGCGGATTTGCCATGCCAAGTCGTAATCGCCTTGCTTTCCGAACCGCGGGCAAACGCCAAAGAAGATATTGGTATGTTCACTTGCCGAACGTTCGAGCTGCTGCCTCATCGTCATGTGGAAGATCGCTGGATTCGCCGTGACACAAGTCTCTCGTCGATAGTCGACGCGGCTTTTCTTCTGGCCGTTCTCCGTCCAGGTCTCGATTGGGCGGAACCTCACTGCGTCACGCGGTTCGAACAGCGCCAGCAGAAATCGCCGATAGTCCTCAAGTTCCAGCGTTCCAATCGAATGACGACCGTAGCGGAGCGGTTCCGCAGGTTTAGGCTCGTCCATGACGTAAGCTCCTCGATTCCCATTCCGTTAAATTGCCGACTAGCCAACCAACTTCCGCCACAGCTCCCGCTGCACGCTCCAATCCAACTTCGCCGCGATCGGCAGCACTTTCCGCAGCGACAACCCATCCCGACCACGCTCAATCCGCGGCAGAAACAGAATCTGCTCCTGAATATCCGGCGCGAGCAGCAGCAGATTCATGATCTGCGTGATCCGCGCTCGCGTAACGCGCCCGAGGCGTGCCAGTTCGGCGTAGTCGCGCACGTGGCCGTCGCGGACGAGTTGTTCGAAGCGATGAGCGAGCGCCAGGAGCTTAGTGATACGTGGTAAGCGGCCGACGACCTGCGGATGTGCGGGTGCTGACCCGCATGCCGACGCCGATGCCGAGGCACCACCAACGCGGATCGCCTTGCGACCTTTGCGCTCGGTTCTGAATGTGATTGTCGATTCGATAGTGAGTCCAGACATAATGCGTTACGCGACCTCCAAGCGGCTGGTGATGTCTTTGGCCAAGAGCGGAACGGCGTCTTGGCGGAACTTGATGGCGATGTTGCCGGTGCCGCCGTCGTAGTCGATGCGCTCGATCAGCAACTCGACGATGCGGGTTTGTTCGCGCGGGGTGAGGATGCCCCACACGTCATCGAACTTGGCCAACGCGTCGGTGACCTCGGCCTCGTCGATGTGTGTGCTGGTCGCAACCGCGAGTTGATCGCGGACCTCGTTCATGCGGCGTTCGGCACCGGCGATGCGTTCTTGCAAGTCTGCGAGGCGTGCCGTAGCATGCGGGCCTGCAATGGCTTGTGACACTTCGAACAACTCGCCGTTCCAGTGTGCCAAGTCGCGCCCGAGCACGATGAGTTCCGATTCGAGCGCTGCCACCTGCTGCTGTTGCTGGTCGTTGATCTGCTGCAGCGTCTCACGAACCAAGTCCGGGTTCCGCGCGACGTGCCGAATCTGGTCTATGGCGAACCGTTCGATTTCGCCCGCGGGGATGGACTTCGAAGGGCAACTGTTCCACCCGGTCTTCTGGGCGTGTGTGCATACATAGTATCGATAACGCCTGTTGCCCTTCGTCGAATGCGTCGGCGACATCGCACACCTGCATGGTTTGCAGTGCAGCAGGCCTTTCAGGAGTGCGCCATATTTGTTCCGCACTGCCGCGCCGCCGGTTCGTCCGTTGCGCTGCAAGAGACGCTGGACCTTCTGCCATGTGGCAGCATCGATGATGGCATCGTGTTCGCCGTCGTGGACTTCTTTCAAATATCCAACCTTGCCAGCGTAAACGACATTCGTCAGCGTGTAATGCAAGCTCGTCTTCGTGAACGCCAAGCCGCCTTGCGTATGACCCTTCTTGGTTGTCCACAGCTTGTTGACCCAGCCGCGACGACGTAGTTCCTCGACGACGGGAAGGAGCGCGCCATATTCCAGGTACAACTCGAAGATCGACTTTACCTGGGCTGCCTCGCCTGGATTGACGACGAGCTTCTTCGTGTCGCGGTTAACGTCATACCCAAGGACGGGGCGTCCGCCGATCCATTTCCCTTTGCGACGAGATGCGGCGATCTTATCGCGAGTTCTTTCGCTGATGATCTCACGCTCGAACTGGGCGAAGCTCATCAGGACATGCAACATTAATCTTCCCATCGAAGTCGATGTGTCGATTTGTTGGCTAACCGCAACGAACGATACGCCGTGCTCAAGGAAGAGTTCCATCAGCCGGGCGAAGTCAATCAGTGAGCGACTTAATCTATCGACCTTGTAGACAACCACCACATCAACTTTGCGGGCCTTGATGTCAGCGATCAAACGCTGCAGTCCCGGACGCTCCAGGTTGCCACCTGAAAAACCTCCATCCGAGTAATCGGTGGGGACATGTTCCCAGCCTTGAGTCCGTATGTGGTTACGGATGGTCTCTCGTTGAGCATCAATCGAGTTAAAGTCCTTTCCCAGCCCTTCTGATGTGCTCTTGCGCTCATAGCCAACACTGCGCATTCTCGGCTTCGTCATTTCGCACCTGCCTTTCCATTCATTCGAAAGAACAAGTGGCCACTGCAATGTGAACCAGTAATGTGCTTCGCTAGAGCCGACAACGACTTATAGATCTCACCCTCGAACTCGAAACCTGTGGCGAGGACACTTACTCGCAACATCTGCCCCTTGTACTCGCGGGTGATTACCGTGCCGGGAAGTGGCACGCGGCTATCGACGG